CAGAGCGGGTTCGGTAACAGATAAGAAATGTAATAATCAGAACTCTATTGGCATTGAAATGTGTTGTTACAAAGAGAATGGTGTTTGGAAGTTCTATGATGAAACAGTAGAAGCAACTATTGAGCTGACTAAGATGCTTATGGAGAAGTACGATGTGCCTATCGAGAATGTAATAAGGCACTATGATGTAACAGGGAAAATGTGTCCGAGACCATATGTAAAGAATAACACTAAACATACTTGGTCTGATTTTAAGGCTGCTTTAGTTGACAAGAAAGAACCTGAAGTCAAGAAGATTTATAGGGTTAGAAAATCATGGGACAATGCAAAGTCACAGATTGGTGCTTTTGAGATGCTTGACAATGCTAAGAGATTAGTGGACAAGAAGAGCGGATATTCTGTTTATGATTGGGAAGGAAATAAAGTCTATCCTGTTAAGGCAGAAGAAAAGACTGTAGAAGAGCTTGCTAAAGAGGTAATTAAAGGACTTTGGGGAAATGGTTCGGCAAGAGAAAAGAGACTCACAGCAGCAGGATATGACTACGAAAAAGTGCAAGCAGAAGTTAATAAGATGATGAGGTGATACAAATGGCAGGAAAAGCAGGATTAACGCAAAAAATGAAGAAATGTGCAGAAATTCTTGTTAATGAACCTGAAAAACCGATAAAGGAAGTTGCCGCTGAATTAGGGGTAGCAAGAGAGACTGTTTGGAAGTGGAGACAGAGAGCGGATTACAAGGAATACGAGCATGAGTTATGCCATGAGAGGTTCTTGTCTCTTGAAAAATTGGCTATAGAAAAGCTAAAACAGAACGCAACCAAAGGTAACCAAAGAGCTATCGAATATTTGCTTAACTATGCTGGATATAAGCCTGAAGAAAAAGTTAATCTCAAAGGGGATTCTATTTCTGTCGTGATTGAGTAAGAGGTGGAGCGGAATGGCAAGTATTAATCTTACTTTTAAAAAATCCGCTTTTAACGATGCTTACTTGCCTTATTTGACTGATTATAGCAGAAGATACGAAGTGTATTATGGGGGTGCAGGCTCAGGGAAGAGTGTGTTTATTTGTCAGAAGCTTCTTCTTAAAGCTTGTAAATCTAAGAGAAAGATATTGGTTATTCGTAAGTATGGGACAACCTTAAAAGACTCTGTATTTCAGCTCTTTACGGACATGTTAAAGAAGTGGGGATTATACGGATTCAGTAAGATTAATCTGAGTACATATACTATCACTTTGCCGAATGAGTCTGTAATTCTCTTTAAAGGCTTAGACGATTCAGAAAAGATTAAGTCTATTACTGACATTACAGATATTTGGTGTGAAGAAGCTACAGAACTTAGCGAAGATGAATATACACAGTTAGATTTACGACTCAGAGCATTGGAAGATGATTTGAATTTGATTGTGTCCTTCAACCCCGTGTCAAAAGTAAATTGGGTGTACAGAAAATGGTTTGAAAACCCTGAGAATGTTCAGGATAACACCATGATTCTTCATACTACATACAAAGATAATAGATTCTTACCAAAGGCTTACACAGATGCGTTAGAAGAGAAAGCAAAGAGCAATTATAACTATTATAAAATTTATGCTCTTGGTGAATTTTGTACTCTTGATAAGCTTGTATTTAATAATTGGAAGGTGCAAGAGTTTAATCACGCAGACATAAAAGGAGAACTATTAGTAGGATTAGACTTTGGCTTTGTGAATGATACTTCCGCTCTTGTGGCTTCTATTCTTGATGAGGATAACAAGAGAATTTATATCTTTAAAGAGTGGGGTGATATAGGTAAGACTAATGATGAATTAGCTGCTATTATTACTTCTCTTGGTTTTAGTAAGTCTGTTATTGTTGCTGATGCTGCCGAACAGAAGAGTATAGAAGAGATTAAAAGGCACGGAATAAGAAGAATCAGAGCCTGTAGCAAAGGTAAAGATTCTATCATTCATGGGATTGATAAACTACAGAGTTATGAGATTATTGTTCATCCGAGCTGTCAGGGGATAATAACAGAGTTTGAGAACTATTCATGGCAGAAAGACAAGGCAAGCGGATTATATATTAATAAGCCTATAGAAGATGATTTTAACCATTATATTGATGCTTTGAGATACAGCTTACAATGTGTCGGACAGAAACTTAAAACTATGAATAAGGCTATGTTAGGTTTGTAGAGAGGGGGAATTAGATTGATTGAATATATTTGGGATGTTATCAGAGCTGTAGCAGGACAAGAATGTTGTGTTACAGCAGAGATTACAGATGAATTAAATGAACCGATAACAGAAGGGTGTTGTTTGGTGTTACATGATGAAGAAGACAATATGCTCTTTAGTGTAGATGGTATCTATTCGGCTGAGAGCGGATTATGGGAGTTCACTATTAGTGGAGAATTAAGCGAAGGATTAAAAGGTAAGTATAAGTATTGTATTCAGCACAATGGTGTGAATATGTGCTTTACAGAGCCTTTTTATTGGGTGTAAAAGATGGCGATTAAATTAAGAGGTAATAATGATAATCTCTCATTCAGTAAGGGATTAGCTAAGGGTGATGATGGTGGCTATTATATCCCGTCAGTAAATGAGGATAGTGTTCTTAGTTGGGTAGCTTCTGAGTCTGATATGCCCGAAGTAGAAAGTGTTAGTATCAGAGGAGAGCAAGGATTAAAGGGTGAAAGCGGTGTATATGTGGGTACTGAAGAACCTACAGACGATTCTCTTATTTGGATTAATCCTGATGGAGAAGAGAGCGGAGAATTAGCTACAAAGGCTTATGTGGATGAGACTGTAAAGAAAGAAGTCGTAAATGAAATAGCAAAGATAGAAATACCTGAACCCGATTTGAGTAACTATGCTACTAAGGATGAGATACCCAGCTTAGAAGGATATGCTCTTAAAAGTGAGATACCTGATACAAGTGGATTTATTACAGAGATACCAAGCGAATATATAACAGATAGTGAACTAAATGCTAAGGGTTATCTGACTGAACACCAAAGCTTAGAAGGATATGCAAAGACAGAAGATATTCCTGATGTAAGCGGTTATCAGACAGAATCACAGGTTAATTCCCTTATTAGTGCAGCTCTTAACAGTATTGGTGTAGCTGAGGAAGGAGCTTATTAATGAGTAAAGTATTTATTGATGAAAGTACCTTAACGGCTATTGGTGATGCTATCAGAGAGAAAACAGGCGGTAGTGAATTAATTGCTCCTTTAGATATGGCTGATGAAATTAGTAGTATTGAGAGCGGTTCAGGTGGGGGATATGAGTTGCCTGATGAAGCATTTGTGATTAGTGGGGATTGTAATTATAGATTTGCTAATGGTGGTTGGGATTGGTTCATTGAAGGTTTTGGAGATAAGATTACAACTAAAGATATTAACAATGCAACTTATATGTTTAGTGGTAGTAATGTAGAAAAAATACCATTTGAAATAAATTTTAAGTCATCATCTCCTTCACATGATATCGGCTATATGTTTAACGTTTGTACTAAATTATTATCCATTCCTAAAATGAATAATTGTGTGCCTTTTAATATGGTTTGTATGTTTAGTCATTGTTACAATTTACGACAACTTCCTGACAATTTAGCAGATTGGTTTGATTGGAGCTATATGGAAAAACAAACTTCTGCATATACTTGTAGCAGAAATTATGCGTTTCAATATTGCTGTTCTTTAAGAAGTTTTCCGATGGAGTTTTTGAATCACGGGAATCCTATTGTAGTATATAGTTTTTCGATTTATTATGGCTGTTTTAGTAATTGCTATAGCTTAGATGAAATTATAGGTTTACCTTTCCCGCATTTATCAGCAACTTGGACATCTAATGCGTTCACCAGCACTTTTAATCAATGTAACAGAGTAAAAGATATAACTTTTGCATTACAAGAAGATGGCACACCTTATTCTGTAAATTGGAAGAATCAAACTATTGATTTAAGTATTGGTGTTGGTTATGGAAGTGCAATTAATATAACGAATCATAACTCAGGTATCACAGCAGATAAACGAGCAACAGATGACACGACATACCAAGCTCTTAAAAATGACCCCGATTGGTTTACTACAATTACTGATTACAGTAGATATAATCACGATTCAGCGGTAAACACTATTAATTCTCTTCCTGACACAAGTGCTTATTTAGCAAGTGCAGGGGGAACAAACACTATTAAATTTAAAGGGCAGTCAGGAGCATTAACAGATGGTGGAGCTATTAACACATTAACAGAGGAAGAAATTAGTGTGGCTGTGAACAAGGGATGGACAGTAACATTTAGTTAGGAGATATAAGATGAAAGCAACAGATTTTAAATTAGTAAAATATGAAGCTGATGAAGGTATGGTTTTTGATTGGGCAAAACCGAGATTTATAGATGAGATTGGGGAAGATGGAGAACCTACAGGGAATCAGATTCAGGAGCATTTATATGCTACTACTTTGTTTATCGGTGGTAACGATGATATTAACAATTACATAGAAGTACCTTTTACAGAGGTGGAATAAATGGAGATTTTGAGATACAGAAGTTCTCCTGAAAGTGAATGGGTATCTATAGCAGCCATTAGAGGTGAGCAGGGTAGTCAAGGCGATAAAGGAGAAAAAGGTGAAAAAGGCGATAAGGGAGATGCTTTTACTTTTGCTGATTTTACACCCGAACAATTAGCTTCTCTTAAAGGTGAAAGAGGGGAACAAGGCATACAGGGTATTCAGGGTGAAAAAGGTGAACAGGGTGAAAGAGGTCTCCAAGGTATTCAAGGTAAGCAAGGAATACAAGGGGTAAAGGGAGATAAAGGAGAGAAGGGCGATAAAGGAGATAGAGGATTGCAGGGTATCAAAGGTGATACAGGGGCAAGTGGTAGAAATGGTTTAGATGGTAAAGACGGTGTAAGCATTAGTCATTATTGGAATGGTACTATTTTAACTGTCTCTTCTGCAAGTGGTACAAGCTCTTCTGATTTGAGGGGAGCTAAGGGTGATAAGGGTGATACACCTGATTTGACAGGATATGCAACTGAGAAATATGTGGATGATGCTATTAGTAAGATTGAAACAGGTGATATTGATTTATCTGAGTATGCTAAGAAAGAAGATATTCCTACAGTACCAACTAAGGTAAGTTCTTTTGAGAATGACAAAGGATATTTGACCGAACACCAAGATTTAAGTGAGTATGCTAAGAAGAATGAGATACCTGATGTATCAAAATTTCAGACTGAGGAACAGGTACAGATTTTAATTGAAGATGCTTTGGGGGTGATAGAAAATGGCACTTATTGAGAAATTAAATAATATAGGTGATGCTATCCGCTCCAAGACAGGTAAAAGTGAAAAGCTTAGTTTAGATGCTATGGCTACTGAGATAAGAGGGATTAGTGGTGGTTTTTGGGATGAAGAGACAGTAAAAGCATTTATAGAAAATAACTATACAGTCTCAGCTCCATACTCTTTATCGCTTCCCGATGGTCTTACAAAAATCTCAGCATATAAATTTTACGCTGATAGTAATTTGACCTTAGAAACAGATTTGCCTTCTACAGTATCAGAGATAGAAAATTATGCTTTTATGGGGTGTAATAGATTAACCCTTGCAACTCTTCCAAGTTCGTTAAATAAGATAGGAACAGGTACATTTAGCGACTGTAGTGGATTAATAAGTATAACTATTCCGAGCAAAATATGGAGTATTGGCGATAAAGCATTTGCGGGTTGCAGTAATTTAAGAGAGGTTACATTTGAGGGAACACCAAGAACATTAGGCACTCAGATATTTCATAACTGTAGCAGCTTAGAAACTATTAATGTTCCTTGGGGAGAAAACGACAAGACAAACACATGGAATGGTCTTAACAACGCAACAATAAATTATAATTATGCGGTTTAAGGTGGTGGTTAGATGATTGTAATTAACAGAGAAACAGAATTAACACCTACACTACTCTATAAGGTTATCAATAAATTCTTGACTTCTGAGAGACCCAAGCTTATTCAATGGGAAGATTACTACATGGGCAAACATGATATTCTCTCAAAGACTTATCAGGATAAGAGTAAGAAATGTAATAGAGTAGTTACTAATTTTTGTAGGATTATTGTAGATACATACAGCGGTTATATTTGCGGTAAACCTATCTCTTATAATTCAAATGACGATATAGAAGAAGTGCAGGAAGTTATTAACTACAATGATGCTGATTCTGAGGATATTAAATTTATCAGAAACGCTTTGACATATGGTAGAGCATTTGAATTACATTGGTTAGATGAATGGGGTAAACATAGATACTCACAGATGAACCCTGTAAACTCATTCCCGATATTTGATAATACTTTGGATAGCAAGCTTTTATACTTTGTTCGTTTTTATGAAGCGGATAACGTAGATGATACAGAGAGATATATTTGGGAAGTTTATTCTGATACAGATAAAAAGACATATTCTTCTGTAGGCTTAAACGGTGCTTTGTCATTTGTGGCAGAAGAGCAGCATTACTTTGGAGAAGTGCCTGTAGCGGTATTTATGCTGAATGACAAAGAAGAAAATATCTTTGACTGTATAATGAGTCTTAACGATGCTTATAACGAATTAGTAAGCTCTGAGATTGACGATTATCAGGCTTTTGTAGATGCGTATTTGGTTCTCTCAGGTGGAGAGATTGGAACTGAAGAAATAGGTGCTATGAGAGAGAATAGGGTGCTTTTAATTCCTGATGGTGCGAGTGCAAATTGGCTCACTAAACAGGTAAATGATGCACAGATAGAAAATATGCTCTCTAATATCAGGAAGAACATTTTTAAGGTTACAGCTTGTCCTGATATGACAGATGAGAACTTTTTAGCACAGAGCGGAACAGCACTCTCATATAAGCTTGTAGGGTTTGAAAATGTAGCTTCTTCTATTGTGGCTAATATGACTAAGGCTATTCAGAAGAGGATTGAACTTGTATGTAATATCCTGAATCTGAAAGCAAGTGAAGCTATTTGGAGAGATATTCAGATTATCTTTACAAGGAATTTACCTGTAAACCTGACGGAAACAATTCAGATAGTAAACGCTCTGAAGGGTACAGTAAGTGATGCTACTCTCTTAGGACTCTTACCTTTTGTAGATGATGTACAGGCTGAAATAGAAGCAATAGAAAAACAGAAGAAAGAGAATATGAGTCTTTATTCCTTTGGCATGGATATAGACGATGAAGAAGAAATAGCATGAGTAACTATTGGGGGAATAGACTATTAAAACAACAAGATGCTATCTCAAATAAGAATATTAAAGACATTGAAAAGCGGTTAAAAAAGTATTATAGAAACTCATTTGAAAAGATATCAGCTGAGTTTGAAGCTACATATGATAAACTACTTGCTACTGTTAGGGACGGAAGAGAACCGACTCCAGCTGATTTATACAGGCTTGATAGGTATTTTCAGATGGAAGCTCAGGTAACAAAGGAACTACAAAAGCTTGGTGATAAGGAAATAGAATTACTGTCTAAAAGGTTTATAGAAGATTGGATAGAAATATATGAAAGTATAGCATTACCTTCTGATACAGGATTCTCAACTATCTCTACAGCTATGGCAGAAGAGATGATTAATCAAATATGGGTAGCAGATGGATTAACTTTTAGAGATAGAGCATGGAAAAACAAAGAGAAATTGATTCAGACATTAAATGAACAGTTAGTACATTGTGTTGTGACTGGTAAAAAGACTACAGAGCTTAAGCAATTACTACAGCAAAGATTTGATGTTGAGTATTTCCAAGCTGATAGATTAGTTAGAACAGAGATAGCGAATATACAGACACAAGCAGCTAAGAAAAGATATGAGGATTATGGACTCACTAAATACAGATTTTTAGGTAGGGAAGAAGGTAAGTGTGGGCATACACCTGACTGTCACGACTTAGACGGAAAAACATTCTTAATGTCAGCTATGAAGGTGGGGGTAAATGCTCCACCAATACACCCTAATTGTCGGTGTGCTATTGTGCCTGTAGTAGAAGACGAATTGAATAATAATGGATTAAGGGATTAATGAATAACTCATTAGTCCCTTTTTATTTTGTCTTTCAGGGGGCAGACGTTAAAGAACCAACTAAATAAAAAAGGGTTAGTCAATAAGGCTAAAACTTAGGGGGAAAAATTATGGAAGAAAACACAAACATTAACGTTAATGAAGAAACAACAGTAGAAACAGAAAAAACTTATACACAGGATGAGGTGTTAAAGCTTATTCAGTCTGAGTCAGACAAGAGAGTACAGCAAGCTTTAAAAACTCAGCAGAAGAAATATGAAAAACAGCTTAGTCTCTCACGCTTAGACGATGAGGAAAGAGCAAAAGCAGAAAAAGATAACAGGATTGCAGAGCTTGAAGAGATTGTAGCTCAGATGAATATTGAGAGAAACAGAAGCGAATTAAAATCTGTACTTTCAAGCAGAGGACTTAGTGCTGAGTTTTGCGACATTCTCAACATTACAGACGATATAGAAGCTTCTCAGGCAAATATTGATAAATTGGACAAGCTCTTTAAAGAAGCGGTTAAGTCTGAAGTAGAAAAGAGATTAGCAAGTAGTGGCGGTTCTCCTAAAGGTAATAGCGGAATCAATACAAACGAAATGACAAAAGAAGCATTTTCTAAAC